AGCAGGGCGCCTTGCTGCTATTCGCTGAACCACTGGGCCTTTGCCTGAAAGCGCTCCGCTTTCTGCCTTGATGTTCTTTTCGATTTCTATTGCTTTGTCGTCGAAGGCTCTGTAGCCGGTTTTCCCTGAAGCAAGAGTGCCACCTCCTGACTGGGTGTTGTTCGAGCCGCCTGTTGTTGCACCGCCTCGAAGGCCTTGCAATTGTCGACCTACCGCTTCATTGCGATACCTCTGGGCTTCGTCTCGGGCTGCCTCCCAATCCACAGTTCGCTGGTTGAACTGATCCTCCCAGTCAGCTGATTGCTTCTGGAATTCATTTGCTTTATTTGTCCAATCTTGAACCTGTCCAAGCGCATTCGTGTACTGCCCTTGAAGCTCATTATTTCTAAACCTGTAATCGTCTATATCTCTTTGAAATCCTCGTATGCGATCTTCATATCCACCGATTTTGTTTTGCAGAGCAAGCAGTTGGTTATTTGCCCTTTGGACCTGCTGATCCGCGTGATACCTGACGTCTGCCATCGCACCACGAGTCCTAGCGGCTGCATCTGCTGCTTGCTTTGCTGCGTACTCCCTGCCCTCTTTCGAATATTGAATTTCGTGGGCAACTTCATAGATATTGCGACCGCGTTGCAGCTGGCCCATGTAATTGTCCCAGCCGCCTTTGTCTGGCGCTCGGCCTAAGTAATTCCTATACCACTCGGTAACATTTTGCTCGAAACTCATTAGAAGAATCCTCCTTGTGCAAATACGTGAACGCGAGTGGATGAGCTAGGCGCAGTCAAAGCCTGCGTCACTCCGACGTAAATAACGGCTCCTGAAGGCACATACAAACCTGTATTCTTCTTGTCCGTTTCGCCTGCTGACGAGCTGCCGCCGAGGTTTGGCACAGGTATCGAAAGAGGGGGGAGTGAGATATTGGTTCTGTCTCCAGCTGCCGAAGAACTAATCGTTTCGTTGGCTACGCAAACTGTGTTTGCTGAGCTGATTGCTGCTGCGTTAGAAGCAATACTCAAGAACACCAAAACCTTTGAGGCTGTAGTACTTGCCTCGTTAGCAATGACCGAAATGCTGTCTACGACAGCTCCGTCATTGCTTAGACAATCCACCAGCAAGACGCATCCGCCACCACTGGGAGTATTGAAATCCGTTGATGTAGTCAGTGCTGCTGCGCCGCCAAGCGTTGCAAATGAATGCAGCGGCCTGTCAACCAGCAGCGGCATTTTATTGGAACTACTGGTTGCCAATTTACGACTCCTGTTTAACTAATCTTACTTAGACCGGTATGACGTTTATTTGATATTCGGGGCGGCGAACAGGTGGTCGTAGATGTCGGCGAAGCTTCTTGGATTTTTAGGGCCTCCAACGCTTCTTGGATTTTTAGGGCCTCCACCACGGTTATCCATGTGTTCCCTAGGGCCTGCACCCCGGTTATCCATGTGTTCCCTGCCAACGAAGCCACCCGCTTCCATCCGATCCGCGAAATCTGCCATCTTTTTGCCCTTAATTCTCTCCCTTCGCTCCCTTCGCTCATTACGACTAGGGCCTTTGCCAAAACCGCCGAAGCTAGTACTCATGCCTGACGCAGGACCAGGTGTTTGTATAAAGTTCGGACGATCCAGCTTGGAATCGTGCATCGGCCTGTTGAAGTAGTTACCCATCTGAGTAGGCCTTGTAGCCATTGGGCCTTCTTGTTGAACTACTTGCTCAGCATCCCCATAAGGATTCCTGCGAAAGACAACATCACCATCGGGTTGCCCCTCAGGAGAAAACCTGCTGCTTGTAGGTGTGTAGGACTGAAAATTAGTAGGGTTATTAGGTACACCATTCGGCGTAGCGCTAAAGAACTGCTTAGCCTCGCGATGGCCGGTTGAATTCTCGTACCACTCGTTTAAGCGCAAAGACCTTTTTGGCCCCTGCCGGTGCTTAGAAAACTCTTCGCTGGAAAAATTTGCTTTAGTCATTTGTTGCCCAGCATGAGTGCGTATTTGTTGTAGAGGTCTTTCCCTCCAAGTCCCGGAATCCCGGTCGAGTCAGTAAAGAAAGGAGTGTTGCCAGTCGCTTGCATCGCCACCGGCTGCGTCTCTGCGAATTGCGCCATATTCATGTCAGTGGCTACCCCTGTCTCGCCCAGTGGGTTAGGGCTTCCTTCTGATGGGAAGTACTTGCCCTGGTCCATCGCTTGCTGAATGGCAGCGTTATCAGGGCCAGTCCCTTCGTATGAGTTGGCGAACTTCTTGTTGTACTCACGCATTGCCAGCGCTGGGTTGGCCTCAGCCCACTTAGCCATGTCGCCCGTGTAACCCATGGCGTCGATGATCTCTGGCATGGCTCCAATGCCTGCCTTCTGCTGGTTGCTGTAGTAGTCAGCTAAGCCTGCAGCCTCCCCGCCGTATTGGTTTGACTGCGCTGCGGCAAGGATTGCCTTGCCCTCGTCAGTTCCCCAGATATCTGCCTGCGGTGCGTATTGCTGCTTCATCGCCTGGTACGCCGAGTCGCGTGCGTTGGCGTCGTCCGAAAGGATATTGCGTGGCGGTGCCGGCGGATTCTCCTGAGATGGGAGAGAGGATTCATCAATCGTCAATCCATCGACAGGCCCTTCCATGTCGCCTCTGGCTTGGAATTTGCCGTCCTGGTTCTTGAACCCAAGGACGCCATTTAGTACGAATGGCGTACCTACTAGGGCATCTGCAAAAGAGGTTGGACCTTTCTGCTGCGTTTTCGGTGTCGGGTCCGCATTCATCGCCCCTTTAACGATTGGAAGGCCCCCTAAAAACTCACGGACGCCTCCGATTGCATTGCTAGCGGGCTTGACATACATCTCGTCGTACCACTCAGCACTACCTGGCTCAGTAGTCCTGTATTGGCCGCTTTTCATTTGATAGCGACGTTCGGGCTTCCCTGATTGAGTCAGGTTGGCGGGGACTGTCACCCATTGACCTTTAGCCACTGATTACCTCCAGTTCATTGCGCCTTGGGCTTGAATTACGCGAGTGCCCACAGCAGTGTCAGCAGGGCCAGGAATAGACATAATGAATTCCGATCCGGCCCGGTCGTAGGCATATCGCCTCACTTCGTCGCGGCGATAGTTCGCCACGTAAAGAGTTTCCGCAAGACGATCAGTCTCACGGAGGTAGATCTCCCAGTAATCCTTGTCGGCCTTAAGGGGCTCTGACTGGAAGATTGCACGATCGGTGTCACCCGTAATGCGCTCAACCCGGCTGGGCTGTGGCTGATCTTCAACGCGGAACACCTGCGAAACCTTAAAGGCCTTATCGCAGCGATCCATGTGTTCCAGGATCCTCGAATAGAAGTAACTATCCGGGACCCTGGCCAGCGCTTCTTCCAGTCTGGCGATATCGCCTGCTGGAAGATTCGCTCCTACGTTGTACCCCAAATGGAAGCGACAACGGCTTTTATCGAAGTCGTTGAGCTCCATAATTAACCAGCGACCTCACTTAATTCTATGTAAATCAAGCGATGAAAATAAGGTCAGCTGCAATGACCTCATCCCAATCAACGCGGCCAATCTTTTTGAGCTGATCGAAGCTTTTGAATCGCTCAGCAGGAAGTGAGAGACGGAGCTCAACAATCTTCTTAGCTGTGGCATAGCCAATGCCTTTGACATGCTTGGCGATCGCTTCTGCTGTCGCCACATTCAAATTCAAACGAGTATCCGCAGGGATGATCGTTTCGGGCAACTTATCCTCGTCAACCTCAGTCTCGGCTGACTGTGGCTGAGGCTTTTCTCCTGTCCGGCCCTTAGAAGCTTCATAGCTTTCCAGGTCGGCTAGCGCCACGTAGTTGACTTGACCGCTGGAGTTTTTAACCATGGCCCACTCTTTATCGTGGTAGCCAATAAACTCAACGAGTTGGCCAGTCTTAGTGTTCTGGTACAGAGCCATATGTACAAAAAATGAGGGCTATGGTCACCCAATAGCCCTCATCCTAGGGAAAACAATTACCTAATCAGGACTCTGTCTGATAAGGCAGGAATGTGTCTTCTTTGGTCGCCACTGCATCGTCGACGTAGTAAGAAACTTCGACGATGATCGGGGTGCCACCAGCTGCCGTTGAGGTGATAGTGGAACCAGCGGAAGCGCCAGTACTGTCAGCAACAAAGACTTTGAGGGTCAGTGCGCCGCTGAGAGTTGCGCCTGCAGAGCTGAACCGACCAGTGCCAGGAGCAATGGTGGTACTAGCTACTGTCAGGTCTGCTGCGGTTGTGCCCAGCGCAGAGGCTGAGATCACGCCACCAGCAGTTGAGTTAACAGCAGATGCCAGCTTCAGGGTGTCGGTGTTTGTGCCGACAAGGCCAGATTCAGCTGAACCAACGCCGACGTCCTTGCGAGTGTCGGATACGCGGATGCCCAATGAATAGACAACAGCGCCAGCTGGAATGGTCAGGCCTGTGATGTCAGACCTTACTTTGTCGTCTGCACGCAGGTCGGGGCTGGGGATGACAACATCAAATGATGTGCCGCCAGTGGAATCGACAAGTGCGTAGCCGATCTTGTGGCAATACACGCGACCGGGGAGAGCAACCACGGATTGACCTTGGTAGCTGCTCAGAGTGGTAACCCAGTTACCGGGGAAAATCTTCTTAGACATAGTTACTTACCTCCCTCAATATACGAATGAGTAAGCAACGGTGATGAAGTCCTTGTTCAGTACTTCAAAACCAGCAAAGAGACTCCAGATCATAATAATGAAGCGACTAAAGTCGTCATTATTGTTAAGGAGAATACCTGCATTATTTCCGCCGATACCCACGCCTACGGCTTGAGGACCGAAGAAGATCATCGGAGCAGCAGTCGTCACTGTATTAGTGATACCGGTGCCGATAGTCACCTGAAGGCTCTTTTCAGCCAGGTTGGTGGATTCGAACCAACGAACTCCCTCAAATAGGAATCCCGTCGGCATCACGGGTTGACCAGCTACGAAACCTGCTTGTCCATAAGCGGGACCCATGCCATAGAAGAAGTTGGCATTAGGAGCCTGCTCAGGTTGCAGGGGGTTCACCATACCATTACCGGCATAGCGTGCGATCTCCCTAAAGGCATCGTTCTGCCTCAAGTGCATCATTGCAGTGGGATCTGCAATGCAACGGTAATAACCATCGGCGAATGTCGGGACATTGCGCTTACGCATGTCCTTGACCACCTGAAGCAGGTCGGTCTTGACATCAAACTTGGCCGACTCAGTACCTGAGTAAGTCAGGAAAGGAGCGGCACTAGCCTTTGTTTTACCTAGTGGGTAGTAGTAACCACCTTTATTTCCGTCAGATGCGCCATTAGCTTCTGCCTTGAAAAGTTCATCGGCAAAGACGCGATCGCGCCAACGACGATAATCATCAAGCAGCGTAAGGCTACCAATTGATTGGTGGAAGACGTTCAGGTTGCCGGTATCAAGCAGCAAGCGCTGAGCGGTCAGCAGTGTCTCACGCGCAACCTTGAAAGTTGAGGGTGCGGTGGCATCAGTCGGGTCTGCAGGGCCGGTGTACTCCTTAAGAGTCACCATAACCTTGTCTTTAACAATAGAGCGGCTAGATGCAGTGCCCAGTGTTTGATCAGCTGTGCGTTCTCGGGAATCCTTGTTACCAGGATTGCCCCAGAAGCGGTAGCGATCTAGCTGAACAGTTTGACCGGGTTGCTTAGCAAAATCGTGAACAACCACGGGCTCTACCGCCATCTCAATGATGTAGCCCGGATGGGGGCGGTAAAGCTCAGCACCTAGCAGCTT